CACGCACATGCGTGTACCTATGTACATACACGTACCCATATGCACGTACCCATATATAGTGTGATTCAACTCATAGCGTTTACGTTTGACAAATTATCAAACCTTAGTGCATTATGGATATATCAACAAAACGAAATAGTGATAGCGAGTCAGGTAGCCTAAGGGTTACCAAGAGCTTCTAGAGGCTCTAGGGAGAGTAGCAAATACCGCTAAAGCGTGATGTGAAAAGCACGGTAAAACGTGGATGACTAGACCAGAAAGAAAACTTGACAAATCATCACAAAGAATGTAGAGTTGATACCAACAACAAAACAAATTGCTCTTTGATAATCAAATAGAGGACTGTGAACAATGACAACTGATTACGTCATGACGTGGGTAGCATATATGACTTCATGGGCAACCTATGCACATGAAAGCCCTATCGCATGGGTAACAAACTTGCTAGACCCGCTCATGAAAATTGCAGGTATGTAAACCTGCCGCATACAGAGAGACAGTCTCCTAGCCGGGTGCAATTCCCGGTGTATGCACGGGACACCCCGATAACGGGTAGCCACAACCACCTTATGAAAGGAACCTTGACATGAACAACAAGGAAGCCCTGAACGTTCTTATGAACAACTACAAATCGGGCAAACTTGAGCGCCTCGTACATGAATATGGGGCGGATGAAGTGGTAGTACAGTACTCTGGCACTCTGGAATTTAGTTCCGGAGAGTTCGACGTATGGGGGCTACCAGAAGTTGAAATGCGTAAGCTCAATCGCGTGTATAGGGCTGTAGGGCTTGGCGATATTCAAGGGTATATTACCGGGTATTCCTACCTACGAGATAAAAAGGTTTTCATGTTCCTTTCGCCTAAGGGTGAAGACATGGATATTTCACGTAACCTATTCGGAACTTTTGATATGCGGGCTGTGATGGAAAAAGCCGGTGTGCATATCTACTTCATTCGCTAACCAAAACCACACCTCGAAAGGATATGACCGAAATGCGTAAGCCTGCAAAAGAAACCATCATAGAAGCTTCTAAAAACGGCACTCTAGCCGGGCTTTTAGAAAAGCACCGCATAAAGAACCTGGCAATATTCCTACTGCGGGAAAACCCCTACACAGCTCTACGCCGCTGGGCTATTACGGACTATCAATACGGGCGATTGAACGCGGTCTACAAAGACCTGGGCTTGGATGACCTCAAATACTACATGCGAAGCTATCGCTATTCCGGCTCCACCTATACCCACAATTTCAGCACGGGATGTGGATACAGCATTTTTGATTCAGACTTGCTAGGCGGGGATGCGGATGGACGTGTAATCGCGGCGTTCAAAGATGCCGGGCTTGTTATCGACTAACCTTCAACCGCTGTTCACTCAGCAGAAATAAACACTGCACATTTTCACCAATAAGCGGTAGCCCGTTATGGTACGCGCCGGGGTTCGATTCCCCGGGCGGGCACGTTCTATACACACCTCAATCTGAAAGGTAACCGGGCATGAAACATCTGAAAACCATCGCAACCATAGCCGGGCTTTGGGTAGCCATATTCGCTACCGGGTTCGCGTTCGCGTATCAGTACACGCTGTTAGCCGAAACCCTTGCATGGGGTATCGGGGCATGCCTAGCCGGGGTGCTCATGTTCCTGCCCCTCATGCAGGTAGCAACAGAACCTAAAGATAACCGGGCTTCCAAGCCTGGTAAGGACGTTGTCCGCGCCCTGGAAGCAGACACAACCGACATTATCGCTCGCAACCGCCGGGCATTGGCATAACCAGAAAGGAACTTAGACAAATGGGAAACCCTCAATACATTCAGGATGCAGTAGACAACTTTGAAGACCTGTACGGTGGAGAGCTGACCGCTAAGCAACGACAGAACCTTGTAGAAGCCCTTGAGTACGGGGGAATTTCGCTCGGTATGGATGTAGACGATGCTACAGAAGCGCTTTCCGTATGGGGTGATTACACCGGCGACATGGAGCGTGCGCTAGATAGCGTGGGGGATTTGAAAGCCTTGCTAAATGGATACCTTGGGGGTTACGACTACCTGGAAGACTTCTTAGCGAATTGGTACGTAGAGTCCTTAGGTCTTTCAAACAGCGATTTAGCTTCATACGCCGCTAAATTCCTGGATGTTGAAAAGTATCAAACCCATCTTGAAATCGATGGATGGGTGTTCGCGTCTTACGCCGCTGACACAGTAACTCATGTATTCGCTTTGTAAGAAAGGCTTTGAACCATGGCACCTTTAGACCTAACTAAAACAGAATTGACACCGCAAGAGAGCGAAGATATTCGCAACGAAGTGGCACGCTTTGAAGTGCTGTATCAGGAACGCTACGGCGCTCTAAAGCCCCTGCAACGGGCTAATCTAACCCACGCCTACCGGAACGCCGTTGAAGCGGGTATCGGGATTGAATGCCCTGCGGATGCCCTAATGGCTTATGGCGTACACACCGGGCTAACTGATGAAATGCTGGATGCCTGGCAGGTTATAGAGCGTCTGCTCTTCGATTACGACGGCGACCACAAAGACCTTGACGCATACATACGCGAGCTTTACTACTGGTTCTTCGATATAAACGATAAACAAGCCCTGCCCTTCATAGATACAGCTTCGTTCAAGGGTGAGCTGGAATGCCGGGGATATTGTTTTGCGCCATCCCTAGACGGTACCGTGTACCACGTCTTCAACGACTAAACAGAAAGGCTCTATAGGAATGTCACAATACAGCGTTGCATTGGTGGTGAACCACCAAACCGGTGTTGCAGGTTTGAGCATCACCAAAGAGAACGGGAAACGCCCCGGTCAATACCGACAACACTGCTTTTCCATAGATACAGCGGAACGGATAGCAACCGCAAACGGCAAATTCAAACTGGATAACCCGGAACTAAACGGCGCTAACGACACCGCGGCGGTATGGGTGCAAGACGTGCAACATGAGTTTTTCCGCCGCTTGGTAGCCCGCGATAATCCGCTAATCTTCAACGGTGGTGTAGTGTACGACGCGAAAGACTCGCGTACCCACAGTATCAAAGGCTACGGAGACCGAACCGAATTTCTGTTCATTGTTAAAGGCGTGGAGGGCGACTCAATAGCAGACCACGCTTTAGACGTTCTCAAGACTCACGGACAAGCCGGGTGCGAGATTCTAGGGCTGGATGCCAACGAGCTAATCGACGGCGGTGCGGACCTATGCTACATGAGCCCAGAAGAGGCGCTGGAAGAACTGGAACGGTCAGAAGAACCCGCTGGGATTCGACTTGAGGCGGCGCTAGAAGTCCTTCGTGAACTGGCACCGCATTACACCAAAGTTGCAGATGCTCTTTCGGATGCGGGCGTACAACTTGTAAATGAGATTGAAGCGAACGCACAGGAAGAACCCGAAACTGATAGCCGTCTTGAAGACTTGTACGAACAGCTTCGAGATATTCGGGAAGGGTACTACGGAAACGATTTATCTGGGGCTATCGAAAAACTTTACCACCAAGTAATAGACATGATGGAAGGAAACTAACCATGAAGAAACTCATTGCACCTCTTGCCGCTGTTGCGGTGGCATTCTCAACTCTGGCACCTCTGGTACCGGCGGACGCCGCCCCTAGACAGCCGCTTACGAAGACTCAATGCCAGCGCCTTCGCGGGGTAGACCCGTGGGTTCCTTACTGGCTGAACCAAAAGCATTGTAGCGGGTGGATGGGGTTCTTGAACTGCGCGTTTGGTAAGCCGTACTGCGAGTAACCGCTAACAACTAAAACGCCCCGGTGCGGAATGTACACCACGCCGGGGCACCACAGAAAGGATTCATCATGACCGCAATAAAAAGCGCACTAGACTACTTTGCAAACGGCTACGAAGAGATAACCGGTAGCATGCTACCAGCTGACCTTAGGGCGAACCTCAAGCGAGCACTTCTAGCCGGGGTCTATGGCTTTGAATATGACCCGGGTATTATGACACGCGCTATCCTTGCTTACGGCGACCGTACCGGGTTCCTAACGGGTTTAGTGCACAGCACACGTATTATGCTCACAACATTCAACGAATTTCAGGGGTGGTTTGAGAGTGAAACGCAATGCCTGGCACCTATCTACCGCGCTAGGTATCCGCGAAGCACTAAAGCCCCTACGGGCGAAGACCTCAAGTTTCTGCGCGAGGAACTGGAAGCCGCTAAATGGCGTTTCTGCCCGGATGTGTACGGCAACGGCGTTTACGTATTCGCTGGGGAGATTGTAGGAGACTACTAATGTCTAAGAAACTTCGGGCACTCACCACCGCAGGGGCTTTAGTCCTAACCGGGGCTTTTGGGGCGGCTGTTGTAGCAACCGGTGGCACCGGAAACGGTGCGACGCTGGGAATGCTACTAGCCGGGGGCTACGCGGCTTACCAACTCATGCGGGGTAACGGTGAGTAATGACATATGGGAAGCCCTTGAAGCCCTCATGATACGACTTGAGGGCGCAGGGGCAGACCTGGAACACCACTTACATAAGCAGGAACGGCTTGAACGATACCGCGAGCGCCTCAAGGCGGACTCAGGCATGTTGTTTGAGTTGTTTGAACCGCTGACACAACATTGTTCTGTTATCAGGACTTCACTACCAACCGCCGCGCTGGGAGACCAGCGCATGATATTCATCTTTTAGGTAGAGGTATACGACATGAACTCACGGCTTAGCAAGTTCCAGCAAGAGCAAATCGAACACCGGAACGCAATGTACAAAAAGAACCGCCAATTAATACGAGACCTCAAGGTGACCCCGTTACGCCTTCCTTACGGCGTGCAACAAGAAGTATGCGGCGAACTTGAGCGGGCACTAGAGTACAAACCTGATGGGTGGGATGTGTACTTACAAATGTATACGGAGCGTGTGCCACTGAAAGGTATCCGGGCTAAGTTTGAGGTATTCGGAACGGACAAAAAAGGTAACCGGTACCCGGTGTACCAGTCCGATTACTTCGATATGCCCGCGAACTTTGCACACCCTGAGTTACAAAACACCTGGTTTAGTTTCAAGTGGTACCCAGAAGGCATACACGCCGGGGGCATCTCCAAGTTTGAAGCGTTGCACATAGAAACTAAAGATGTATTCGCACGTGAAGGTTACGCTCCCCCTCTACATGATAAGTACTACATCTTCGTACCGAACGTACCAGAGAGCGAGAAAGACTAATGACTTCACAGATTATCAACGCATTAATTCTAGCCGGGTCTGCGTTTCTGCTCATACTTACCGGGGTCATAGCGTTATACGCTAAGCGCTCTGCAAGCCGGGATAGGGCGTGGTGCAACTACCGCGTGGGAGACGTGTACCACGAGGTGCTACCATCCACCGGGCACGAAGACCTGTACCGCGTGTACATGGAACTGCAACAGCGCATCACCGTACTAGAAGAAGACTACTACAACCGCCTGGCGCAACAGCGGCGGGCACGAGAAGAGATGATGAACCGCCGTCGCCCCTCCCCCGTGCCGGGGAGCCGCAACGAACATCAAGATAACCGGGCTGGCACACGCTAGTCAGAGAAGAAAGGTATCCGGGAATGGTAGACCTAGAGAACATATTACAACCTCCCAAAGAGTCAAAGCCCCGCGCGCACTACTCGGTACAGTTTGAGCATTACGCCGTGGGAGACCGTGGCGGCATCCTAACCTGTCTCATTAGAGATAACCGGGCTGGCAGGTTTGTAGGGGGTTCATCTGTAAAGTATGAGCAGAGCGCCCCGCATGGTGATGTGAAACGGCGTGACGCGCTGAGCTTCGTAATCGCAGACAGCCTAGGCACAAGCGTTCGAGACGGGGGTGTCCCCCTCTTCAAGAGCTGGGAGCAGGTACGCCAGAGCGTGCACGCACTAGCTGTATCAGACGCTCGCAGTAACGGGCATCATCTAGTACTCACAGAAGGAGGTGACATGTAATGAAGCGGTTAGCATTCGATGTGTTGCAGGGCGATACGCTGGTAGGGTTCGCTACCTTGCCGGGTGTGCTACGGGTAGTACCACACCCGAGGTCTAACATTGTCATGCGGATTCGGCGTAAAGCCTTTGTAGAACCGGCGTTCTACGTGCCGGGGGGATATGAAGGCAAAGAAACCCCGGTATGGCGACTTGCAGATGTTGATGGATGGGTGCAGAACAACCCGTACCGTGCACCCAGACGGAAATAACAGGAGTGATGACATGAAGGACTTTACAAAGGGCATAAGCAACCACACAGGACCCGACCCTAACAGGCTGTTCAATGGTTCTACCGGTACCGCCGGGGGAAGTAAGAGCAAGAAGAAAAAGAAGAAAAAGAAGAAGAAGCCCAAGGTGGGTGCGTTCTCTTCACCTGAGGAAGCCATCCCGTTCATAAAAGACCTCACGAAGTTACTCCGAAAACGTCTCAAGCCGGGTACTGGTGTACTCATCGGGGCGGGGCTATCCCCCGTAGGCTTGCCCATCATCAAGGTGGGTATCGGCAAAGTAGAGAACATAACTATGGCGTGCGAGTTTCACTCAGATAACCCGTTCTTAGACCTGGAAGTCTGTATGCCACAGGCTAGGTTTGTTATGGATATTAGTTCTGATGACGAGAGCGGGAAGTCATGAGCAAACGAACAGGATGGAAAAAGAAGAGCGGGCTGACCTATCGGCAGTCGCCCCGTTGGAAGCAGATACGCCTTGCAGTGCTCAAGCGAGACGGTTTCCAATGCACCGCCATCAACGGCAACACCAATGAGCGGTGCACAAGCCGGGCTACCGACGTAGACCACATCAAGGGGCACAGTGATGACCCGGATAACCTAGCGTCACTGTGCGCCCACCACCACAGAATGAAAACTAGCGCCGAGACCTACGAAAAGAACAAAGCTCGCCGGGAAGCGGCGATGTTACGTGCTGGGGAGGCGGTACGCTCTCTAGCCGGGGGTATAGTGCCCCGGGAAAAAGGAAGTGTCAGCGCCGGTATCGACTGGAAAGCGTTCCGGTCGCTGCCAGAAAAGATAACCGGGCTCGCAGACGAGTAAGTTTGCGAACTGGGGGAAAGGTATATGAGCAATGAAAACAGGAAACTATACACCCGATGGTCTTCGCAAGCTGACCGAAAAGGTGTACGACGCTATCGCGCCGGGAATTGGTGAGAACGACGCCTACGTGTTCACGGTAACGCGGGGCACTCATGGTAGCCCTTGGATGCATGGCTTCCCCGTCGGGGCTGAGGGTCTTAGCGTATCGGTATCGGGGATGGGGCAGTAAACGCTGCTCCAGATACTACGCATGTATCGCTGGTGACAAAGCCCTTAGATAGGGAGTTCCGCAACGTCGTAGAGATAAACGTTATGTGGGTCGCCCTTGCCGGGACGGAGGTATTTGAGGACCTCTATACACTCAACGGTGTAGGTGAGGACGTAGGGGCGGGCGGGCGCTTCTATAATAACCCGTACTTCGGCGTTGATATGTACGTGCCGGGGAGCATGGGCGGTACTGTAGCCGATACGCTCTTCCTGTGCTTGGTGTGGGGCTACCTGTACTCACTGCCCCCAGAGGATGACGGGAAAACGGTAGCTATAAATGTGGCGGCGCTCCATGAGCTTGCCCCTGCGGGTACGGAGATACCGGTAGCCATGTCGAACGTCGAAGGTTCGACGGTGCGAGCCGGGTTTGAGTATCTGACCCAAGAGCTACGCGACCGTGGGGTGTTCTGTCGGAACAAAACCCTCAACGACTTCTTCGGCTTCAAGGTCAGTGGCTTCTAGACGGGTGTAGAAAACCCCGGCGCTCTTAGCTGAGTGCCGGGGTTTTCTTGTGCAAACACCGATAAATGAGGTTGTTACGTGTGACAAACTTTGTAACTTAGTTTAGCACATGCCAGGGGTTTAGTGCCAAAAGCTGTAGAACGCCCACATAAGGGGGTACATTGCCAGTTCAACGACGCTGTATCGTGCAAGCATAATGGTGTGTACCTTTCGTTGTGCCTAGCCAGGGAAATATCCGAAAGCGCGGAAGAAATCGGCATAGTAGTATACGTGCCCAAGAATGAGGGAAAGCGCAGTCATTGGTTTTGTTCCTTTCGTTTAGTCGCAAGAAACCCCATACACCACGTGGCAGGGTGTACGGGGTTTCTGCATGAGAACTGTGACACCGCACAGGGCGGATGTTATCAGTATACAGGATTTAGAAGAGGCTGTGTGCCAGCCAGTAACCGTTCTGCAGGAAGAAGATAAGGTTATTGAGTACCTGGTCTAAAATGTGAATGCCGGTCATGGGTGGGTCTCCTGTCTGTAGTTATTACGAAACGATAACAGTACCCCACGTGACGGGGGTGTTTGGTGGTAGCGACACGCCGGTGTTGGTGCTTTGGTGTGGTGGGTACTGGAAAAGCCCCCAGTTGAAACGGAAGACTAGGGGCTTTTCCACTGTGTTATGCGCTGATGCAGTGTGCAATATGTAGTTATGAAGGCTCCCGAATGAATCATCATCACTCAAGGTATGTACTCAGTGTAGCACATGCCGGGGGTGTTGTGGGAAGGCGTCGTGCCGGGGTGAAAGGATGCTGTGTGTTTTATTGTAAAAATAAATGTATCTAAAGTTTGATAATTTGACAAACTGAGCGCTACCGCGTACACTTGAGGTATGAACAATGACTCTGAGAAAGCCGTTGAATCGTACTTGCGACGGCAAGTTATTAGCCGTGGGTGGGTGACCTGGAAGATGGCTCCGACAGAGGTCGGCATACCCGATAGGGTGGTGCTCATACCGGGCGGTGCCGTGTGGTTCGTAGAACTTAAGCGAGCACGTGGCGGGGTGGTGTCCCCCCGGCAGAGAGTCGTACATTCTAAAATCTCTCGCGGCGGACATAACGTTGTTGTTCTTGCCGGGGTGGATGAAGTCAAGATGTGGATTCGCGAGCGCGAGTCTGAACTAGAAAATGGAACGGATGAATAGGCAATGACGAAATCAAAAGGTCTGACACGCAAGCCGTGCAAAGAATGTGGTCGCCCCTACGGGCTGGAAGACCCTATCGAATGTCGAACCTGTGGCGCGCGGCTACGCAAGCGGTACCGTGACGCCCGCCGATACGCGACGGTAACCAAGCCCAAGATTGACGCAGACCGCGAGCGCAACAAGCGTTACGCAATAGGACGGCTTCGTGTCGAGCGGTCGAAGTACAACCTCGGTACACCGGAGGCCGTAGCCCTCATGCACGAAGAGTACCTAGAGAACCACATGCGGGGACTAGAAGAAAAGCGTGCGGAGTTGGCGGCGCGACGGGCTGCAGAAGGTGGGAAACCTAAGGTGAAGTTGCGAGAAGCTGTTAGTATCTATGCTCCACTGAACTTAGGTGAAGGTGTCGAGGGCGAGACTGGGAACGTGGTACAGGATGAAGGGTTGTTGTACTACCTTAGGGGGCGTAGGGCGCGGCTCTCACGTCTAGCCGGGGGTAGTGGTGCTGGTCGCCGTGCCGGGGTCAAGGTTAAGTTCGTACCCGCCCCCTGGGTGGGTCAATGAAGCAAGCGTGTGAGTGTATAGGAAAGGCTGTTGAGGTATGACGAAATCAGCACTTGAGACGGGGTTCTCCCTCCGCGATTATCAGATAGAAGCAATGCAGTTCCTCCGTGCCGGGGGTGGTGGCAAGGCTCTGTTCCTTGACATGGGTCTAGGTAAGACAGCTACCTGTTTGAGTGCGCTGACTGAGGAACACCTACCCGCGCTTATCATTGCGCCTAAGCGCGTTGCCGAGCACGTCTGGAAGACCGAGCTGGGCATCTGGAGACCTGACCTGTCGATAACGGTGGTGAAGGGCAGTAAAGATAAGCGCATGTCCCTAGCCGGGGTGAGGACTGACCTGACGGTCATCAGCAGGGATAACCAGGAGGATGTTCGACCCCGCGCTATGACGGGGGGCTTCAAAACGGTGATAATCGACGAGCTTTCGGGGTACAAGAACAGGGGCACCAAGCGCTGGAAGGGTGCGCAGGATATTGTTAGCCGTGCTAAACACGTCTGGGGCTTGACGGGTACCCCCACACCTAAGAGCTTGATTGACCTGTGGGCACAGATGTACCTGCTTGATAACGGCGAGTCTTTGGGTCGGACGCTCAGCGAATACCGGCGCAAGTACTTCTACGCGGCGGGGCAGTTGCCGTCAGGGATTGTCACCAAATGGTTACCGCGTGCCGGGGCTGCTACTGAGACCGACATCTATGATGCTATCTCTAGCCGGGTACTGGTGCAGGGCACGGAGGGGCGTGTGAAGCTGCCCCCGGTAACGTATGTACCGCAGGTTGTCTCCTTGCCGGGTAAGGTGAAGAAGCAATACGAGACGTTGAAACGGGATTTGGTGCTTAGGTTGCTGGAGAGCGGGGAAGAAATCACCGCCGCTAACGCCGCCGTCGTCTCTGGTAAGCTCGCTCAAATCACGGCGGGGTTCCTCTACCACGACTTGCCGGAGGGAGAGGATGCTACCGAGGGGCGCAGGTGGGATGTTCTGCACAAGGTCAAGCTGGATAAGCTGGAGGACATCATCGAAGGTACTAACGGTGGTGGAGTGTTGGTATTCTACCGATTCCAAGCTGAGCTGGAGGAGTTGAAGAAACGGTTCGGAGACGACGTGCACACCGTCAAAGAGAAAGACTTTGTTGAGCGGTGGAACGCTGGCGATATTCCTATCCTTGCCGCGCACCCAGACTCTATCGGTCACGGCTTGAACCTGCAGAAGGGTGGGAATACCGCCGTGTGGCTGTCCTTGCCGTGGTCTTCGGAGGCTTGGCTACAGTCGAACAAGAGGCTCGCGCGTAGCGGGCAAGAATACCCCGTAAACATTCACATGATTATGGCTGAGGATTCTATCGACGAGCACGTGCGCGCGTCCTTGACGGGTAAGGTGGATGCTCAGCAAAGGCTGTTGAACTATTTGAAAGAGGAAGTCGTGTAAGATGTAGAAGCCCTGCTGTTGGGCTTACATGGATATGGGATATCCCCCGGTTTGGTGTTTAGGCACCTGGCCGGGGGTATTTCTTTATGCTGATGCTGGTAGAGGGTTCACGAGGTCACCAGGTTCCCTAAGGTGGGTAGATAGAAGAACTGCGTAGCGCGGGTGCGCACAGCGTGAGCGCTACGGCGGATAAACGTGGCTACTATACCCCGGCTAGAACTAAAAAAATACGTCCGCAGACCCCGTGCCGGGGGATTTGTGGGGGCTGTGCACAGACTTGAGCAGTGTTTAGATAGATTTGACAAACATGTGGGGTGTGTAGTATTTAGGAAAATCTATTGGAAATTTACTCTTAGAAAACTATATAGGGAAATCCTGCAACATCTGCAACACTTCCCCGGAATATCAAGGAAGTAGCCGAAAAATCCTACAACATTGCGGATTAAAATCCTACAACATCACGGAATTTCTACAACATCTGAGGCAATCTGATAGAAAAAGTGAATCAAAAACTTTTACCCTAAATACTTACCTATATAGAAATCCTGCAACATCTGCAACATTCCCGCGTAAATCCTTGCAACAACGCGGGTACGTTCTGCAACATCGTGGGTGGAAATCCTGCAACACCATAGAAAATCCTGCAACACAGGGGTCTGGGGTATCCACAATGTTGTAGCACGTATCACAAGTGATTTGGTGCACGTAGGTATACAGCGTTTGAAAAGTGTGTTTTGGGGGAGTTGTTGTAGGATTTTCCAGATTTGTTGTAGGATTCGGGCAAGGATGTTGCAGAAGGAATGCGCTTACTCCCCTTTATTTGCGCGGAAGTGTGGTAGAAGTTGTAGGATTCTATATATAAAGTTTATATCTATTTATATATATTATAAATGTGTTCTAAATACCAGACCAACATGCGTTTGTCAAGGGTGCAGGGCTATATGTTAGCAGGATTACTTTTGCGGTTCGGGTGCTCTAGCTAGGGGTGGATATACCAGCATCAATGTTTACCTCGGCAAGGGCGTGTGGGTGTTATCTAGCTGAGGCTTCGGCGGAGCTGTGAGTGTAGGGCTAGGCAACCTCTCCCCAGAGCTTCTTCGGGGTTGTGAGCGAGTTTCAGGGCTTCTGTGGGTGATTGTTCATCCAGCATAAAAATAGCCCCTCAGAGGGGCGTACAGGGCTTCTTGCGGACTTAGATACAAAAATAGCCCGCCAATTTGGCGAGCTATTTTTGCAACCAACTTGCAGTCAAATGCGTAAACCTGCTAGGGTGGTCTTGACCGAATACCCCAACATTACCTAACTAGGAGTTGAAAAGCAAATGCGAACTGTATTTCATTTTGAATTTGCCCAAGGAACGTCACCGAAGACGGAAGGCAAAGAGCTAACATTCGCCGACATTCGAGAAATGTTGAAGACCCCCGGCACGGAAAAAGCCGAACGCTCATACTTGCCGGGAACTATCAAAAACCACCACCGCAAACGCGAGAACATCATCTCCCGCTCTGCCGTCACGCTAGACCTGGACGGTGCGCAGATGGGTGGCTTCGAAGCACTGAGCGGTTACCTGCGCGGCAAGCAATATTTCTGGCACACGACTTTTTCGCACAGCCCCGCGAAGCCCTCTTTCAGGTTCATCATCCCTCTAGCCGAAGACATTTCACCTGAGCTGTACGAGAACCTGGTATCGCAGATAATTACCGCGAACACCAAGGCAAGCATTGATACCGCTTCCTGCTCGCCAGCTCAGATTATGTTCACCCCGGCTTGCGCTAACAAGGATAGTTACATCTGGGGCGAAAACACTGGCGAACTTGCTGACGCGAAGGTTTGGGTAGAAGAAGCCAACGGCGGCGAAGCCGTTGTACCTTTGGCACGAGTACAACGGCGTGGTAACCCCGAGGAAGTTCCCGGCATCATTGGTCGGTTCAATAAGGCCTTCCCGACCCTGGACGAATTAGTCGAAGTCTTTGGTCTACCTTACGTGTATGTACCGGAGGTTGGGCGCTACCGTTATGCGGGTTCCTCCATCCACTCCACCCCTGGCATGAGTGAGATTGAGGAAAACCCTGGCTACTTCTATAGCTGGCATGCTAAAGACCCGGCCAGTGGGTACGCGCAGAACTCTTTTGACCTATTGCGCATTCACAAGTTCGGCGAGCTGGACGAAGGGTACAGTGGCCCTCCTGTTCACGCGCCCTCTTACAAGGCGGCGAAGGACTTCATTGAAACCCATGAAGCGTTCAAACAGCGGGAGAGCGAAGACGCTTACGCCGCTGTGTTGTCCCGCTACGAAGGTGCAATTGTTACCGAAGCCCCTGCTAGTACGAGCCGGGCTGCATCAGGTGCAGACCTGTTCGCGCTACCTGGGGACGAGCCGGAAGTACCTACTGCGCCAAGCGAAGAAGAAATTCGGGATAAGAGCGCGTGGGTAAAGCTCCTGTCCGTAGATAAAAAGACACAGCAGGTAGAGAACACCGTAGACAACCTTGAATTGATTTTCCAGAATGACCCGTTCCTTACAGGTCTTGGTTGGTGTGAGCGTGGCGGGTACGAAGCCTGGACTAAGGACGGGTATAACTTTGCAGACGGCGCACCGCATCAGTTGAACAACAAGGACATATCGATAATTCAGTACCATATCGAGAAGATTTATGGAATGCGCGCTATTTCCCAGGCGCGAATTGAGCAGATGCTGGACGTCTTCGTAGACCGCAACAGCTTTGACCCGGTGCAGGATTACCTGAACTCTCTTGAGTGGGATGGTGTACCACGTCTGAACACATGCATCCCCGGCGTGGAGTACTCGGACTACAACGAAATGGTAGCCCGCAAGGCGCTTATCGGTGCTGTTGCACGTGCACTCAAACCCGGCGTGAAGGCAGACCAGTCACTCATTCTCGCTGGCGAAGCCGGGCTTGGTAAGTCCTGGTGGGTAGAACGCATGTCACGTGGGTTCTCCTCTGTGTTAGGCCCGATTGACCGCAAGGACACTCTTATCTCGGCAAGCCGTGGTTGGATTATCACCTCTGACGAGGGTCACGCGCTATCCAAGGCTGAATTTAATCAACTCAAAGAGTTTATGACGCTCACCCAAGATACCTACCGCCCTCCGTATGAGCGAGCCGCGCAGACTGTCAAGCGTCGTTGGGTCATCTGGGGTACCACCAATGACCCGAAGATGCTTCGCGAGCGCGAGGGTAACAGGCGATTCCTTATCGTAGACATCCGAGAAAAAGCCGACTTCGACAAGTACACTGACGAGTACATAGACCAGGTATGGGCAGAGGCGGTACACGCATTCAAGTCTGGAGAGTCTCATATTCTCAACGAAGCCGAAGAAGCGCTGGCAGAGAGCGTCCGTGTTCTGCATACTCAGACTGACGACCTGGCCGACATGATTAGTGAGGGCGTGGACGTTCTCTTGCCGGGTGACTGGGATACTAAGACCATTTCTCAGCGCACATTGTACATGCTCCAGGTCGAACAGGGCATGGCTGGCGGCTCGGTTGAACGTGAGACTATCTCGCCGGTGGAGGTCTGGACTGAGATTATGGCTCGCCCGCGTGCTGACTTCGATAACATGAACCAACGCCGTATCTATGATGCTCTGGTTGCACTGTCTCGCCGCGGTGTTTTGCGTCGCCCGTTGAGGAAGTCATATAAGGCTCCTTACGGCACGGTGGATAACTTCGAGATTATCCGGTTCGAGTAATTTAAATCACACGTGTACAACTTGACGGGCGCACACGCGGTCACCTATAGTTATAAATGTGGTCGCAAGAGCGGTCACTAAGACAAGAAACGGAGAACTGATAATGGACCAGAAACGAATTGACGAGCTCGGTGTGGAACTTGGTCGCTCCTTGGCGGCTGTTGTACAGCACGCGCTGAGCATTGCGGCAGAAGCATCCAAGGGTGCTCCGCTGTGGGTAAACGTTGGCACTGCGGCTGAATCTTTCACTAAGCCGGTCGAGACTGAGCAGGCCGAGGAAGAGAAACCCGCTAAGAAGACCGTTCGCAAACGTGCTACCCGCAAGACGGCA